TGGAGAATGTTCTGTTTCTTACGACAAATTAAATCTTATTTTGTCAACAGAGCAAGTAGAATCAAGTTCTGTGTATGATCATTTCGTTGAATTGATGAATTGTCATTATTACTTTGCTGATGTATGTGAAATCAAAGATGGAATGAATCATGTTTATGATTTACAAGTACCAGATAGTAACAGTTTTGTTTCTAATGGGTTTGTAAGTCATAACACGTTTCTTGAGTTTGCCAACATGGTTATTGTCTGTATTCGATATCCGAATATTGAATTAGCATTAACAGCACAGACAAAAGAAAATGCTGCTGCGCTATTGAAAGACAAATACAATGAGTTGGTTCGTTATTATCCTATTTTGCAAAACGAGATTGTAAAAACAAGTTTTACAAAGGGTGATGCACTGATTGTTTTTAAGAATGGTGCAAGGATTGATGCCCTTGCAAACGCTCAGACAAGTAAAGGTCAGCGTAGAAAACGTATCAGTATCGAAGAATCAAACTTGATGGATAATGTAATTTTTGAAGATGCGCTTGAGCCTGTCGTGGAAGTTGGTAGAACAACTTGTGGTAAATTGGCTGTTGTAAATCCAGAAGAATTAAACCAGCAAATTAACTTTTATACTACACCCGGTTTCCGTGGTTCTGACGAATATAACAGAAACTTAGCAATGTTCCATGAAATGCGTGATTTGAACGGTAAAATCGTTCTTGGTTCTAACTGGATGTTAAGTTGCTGGTATGGACGTGGTTCAAGTAAAAGTACGATTCTTAATAAGAAAAAGAATATGTCCCCTATTGCTTTTGATATGAACTATGGAGGAAATTGGGTAGGCAGTTCGACTGGAGCATTGATCAATATTAACCGCTTTATGAATTGTCGTACATTAACCGATCCTATTTTGGGGTCTGATAATGAAGATGAAGAATTTTACATGGCAGTTGACGTTGCTCGTTCTCAGAACAAAAGTAATAACCAATCTTCAATTGCAGTAGGTAAAGTAATTCGTTCTGATGATGGAAAAGTCGCTGAAGTGCAGCTTGTCAATATTATTCATGTTTCTAACACATTGAGTTTTAGTACACAGGCTTGTATCGTTAAGCGTGTTCGTAAGCGATATCATGCAACAATGGTTGTTGTGGATGGTAACGGACTTGGCACTGGCCTTGTGGACGAACTGTTAAAAGAGACTTACGATCCAAAGAGTGGTGAGACATATGCGGCGTGGGATACTGTTAATACAACAGCAGAACCAGAAACGCAAAAAGCAGATAAATGTCTGTATGACTTAAAAGCGCAGTCTGATCAAACAAGAATTATATCAAATTTCATTGATATGGTCGATTCTGGCAAACTCCGTTTCTTAGAAAGTAAGAATGGCGGAGATTATACTATCCGAAATGACGATGATTTGAATTCAAAGGTTATGCCTTTTGTTCAGGAAGAATTGTTCTTTCAAGAGGTTGGTAATTTGAAACTAATTCAAAATGGCAAAAATTTGTCAGTTGAAAAGGTTGTCAGTAAGTTTGATAAAGACCGATTCTCGGCAGTTGCATATCTGCTTTATTATATTATCAAAGTTGATGATACAAATAATCCGAAAAACAATGTGGATATGAAATCATTTGCAAAGCGGCTTCAGGCATTGAATCGTAGACCGAAAATGTATTGATGAAAGGGGTGATAAAATGCCACAAAAGAAAGTAGTTTATTCAAAATCAGACCATGATAATGATGTTAAGAATTTTGAAAATTTTGAGGCTGGGAAGTCACGCCTTGATTTAAGTGCATTTAAACGTCTTATGGTTCATGAATTGTGTACGAATACAGATATTTTGCGTTCATATAAAATTGGTGTATATCCAGTCGAGAGGATTCAGAGTGCAATTGAAAATCCATCTGTACATTCGACAATTTTAATTGAAACAAGCAGATATTTGATGCAGAAATCACAATTCTACGCAAGATTAAATAATTATTTTGCAAAAATGGGGTTATTTAATTATACAATCGAAGCGTATGATGTAAAAGCAGATGATTTAAGCAAAGATGAAACAAGAGTGAAATTTCGTAACGCTTATTTCAATGTAAACGCCGAATTTGAAAAAATGGGATTTAAACATGAAATGTCTAAAATTATGAGCATCCTCCCTGTTGAAGATGTTTATTATGGATTAATTTTTGAAGATACGTCAGATTTCTTTATTCAGAGAATGAATCCTGCAATTTGTAGAATCTGTCAGATTCAAGATGGTGTATATAACTTTAAAATCAATCTTTCAAGTATTGATCCGATTCATATTTCTACTTATCCAGATTATATTCAACAGGCATATATTGATTTTAGAAATCATGTTGCGTATCATGACGGATGGTATGTACCTCCAGCAGAACGTCAGGTTTGTTTTAAGTGGAATGAATCATGTTTATATCCAATGCCAATGTTCATTTCTATGATTCAAGATATTATGGATTTGGACGTATATAAGAAACTTAAATTGCAAAAAGCAAGAGTTGATAACTATAAAGCTATTGTAATCGAGGTTCCTATTGATGATGATGCAGTTGATAAACCATTATTGACTGATGAAACACTGGCGATTTTTGCAGAAATGAATAAAGCTAATATGCCAGATGATATTGGTTTGCTTCATGCTCCCGGTTCTGCGGAAGCTGTTAGTTTCAAAGATAATACAAATAATACGAATAATCTTAGTGACGCTATTACAAATATTTATGATGGTGCTGGTGTTTCAAGTCAGGTATTTAATAGTGGTTCTTCTGGTACTGCTATGAAATTGTCTATTGAAAATGACGCAGCTTATATCTATGCGTTTTATCGTCAATGCGAAAGATTTTTTACACGTTTTATTAAATTGAGAAAATATAATAAAACTTCGTATAAATTCGCATTAAAAATTCAAAATTCAACTGTATTTAACCATTCTGATGTTGCCGATTCGTATTTAAAGGCTTCGCAGAATGGTTTGCCATTTGTAATTGATTATGGTGTTGCATTAGGAAAAACACCGAGCCGCATTTTGGGTTCATTGTTCTTAGAGAATGATGTTCTTGATTTGCATTCAAGGTTGATCCCATTGTCTACTTCCTACACTATGAGTAGTGATAGCGATGCTGATAATAATGGTCGGCCTACAAGTGATGATTTAGATGAAAGTGGAGAAAAAACGAGGGATTCTGAATCATATTTGAATCGTTAATATCACCGTTTTTGGTGTTATTAAAATATTTACAGAAAGGCGGTGATGAAGAAAGTGGGTCAAAAACATAAAAGATTGCCAGTTTCATTTACAATTAATGATTGTTTGGAAACAGAAGATTCTCGTTTTCTTGCCATTACGATAGATGTTCTGCATACAGGCTTGAATTTCAACGGAAGTATTTTCACCAAGGAAGTTGTTGATGCTAATGCCGAAAGCATCAAGAATACCCCTGTTTTGGGGTACATTGCTCTGAATCCAGACGGAGAAATGGATTTTCAAGGTCATGAATACAAGACGGTTGTAGATGAAGATGGTGAAAAGCAATATGTGTATGCTGGGTCTGCTTACGGCGTAATTCCTGAGTCTTGTAATTACCGCTGGATTGAAAAGGTATGTTCTGATGGTGTTTGCCGTGATTTCTTTCAAGTTGACGCATTGCTTTGGACAAAGTTCAATGATGCGGTCACAATTTTTGAACGGGATGGCAGCAAACCACAAAGTATGGAGTTAGAACTTTCGTCAATCACCGGCGAGGAAAATGATGACGGTACATTTACATTCACTGGATTTAATTTCGATGGGTGTTGCTTGCTGTCATCGACAGATGAAAGTATTCAGCCAGCTATGATTGACAGTTTGGCGGTTGCACAATATACCGCACAGTCAATTTCACAGGAAATTAAAAATAAATTGCAAGAATACTCTATTTCTGTTGCTGAAAAATTAAAGGATGATAAAGGAGGCATTGATATGTCTAAGCCTAATTCTGATTTCACCTTGAATTTGATGGAGCAATTGGATGAAATTTATGCCTTGTTGTCCGAAAAGACTTATCGTGACAATTGGGGTTATGAATGTTCTCAGTATTGTTTTGTTGATGTTCAGGATGATGAAATTATCGTGATGGATCGTGCTGACCATTATCGGATGTATGGCATGAAGTTCACTGTTGATGGCGATAAGATTACTATTGACTTTGAAAGTGCAAGCCGTAAAAAGACTAAGTATGAGAATTTGGAAGATGGTTCTAATGATAATGAATCATTTGTGTTCGAGAAGGCCGTTTCTGATGTTGCGGATTATATGAACGAGCAAATTAATACTTTGACTGCTGATAAGGGTACAGCGGAGGCAAATTATGAGGCTGTCAAAAAGGATTATGACGAAATGAAGCCGAAGTATGATGCCTATGTAGTTGCTGAACAGGCTCGTGAGGAAGCTGCTGTGGAGGCCGCTAAAGATGCGGAGTTCCAGAAGTATGATCAGCATTTGAATGATGTTGCAAAGTACACTACGCTCAAGTCTGAACGTGATAAGTATTCTTTGGATGACATTCAGGCGCAATGCGCTATTATGTTCGCAGAAAAGAATCTGAATAGCAACTTCAGTCGTAAGGGTGCAGCACCTATGGTTGCTCCTGTTGTTGAGCCGACACCATCTGTTGAAGTGAATTCACGGTATGGTGTTCTGCCCATGAAGAAATAAGAATTTGAAAGAGAGGTATTAAGACTATGGATAAGAACTACACTGTCGTTGAGACTTCTAAGATCGCCGCAGTTCGTGGTGGCGGTCATATTTATAGCTTGATTTCCGATGACGAAGTTCAGAATGGTCACATTGGTTTCGTTGGCGATTTGGCTGCTGACGTGGAGGGTTTGGAAACACATGAGTTTGTCGTGCCTTCTGCCGCTACCATCGGCAAGAAGCGGGCTGTTCTGGTTGCTAATCCTGAGTGGGATTATGATGAAACTCGCCGTTCTAATCAGGCGTTGTATAACTACATCAATGAGGCCGATAAGCCTTTCCGTGCTTATGGTTTGATGGAGGGCGATATGTACGCTGTTTCCGCCCCCGGTATTGATGCTGATGAGCCTGTTGTGGGTAAGTATGTGATTCTGGCAGACGGTAAGACCACCGTGAAGATGGTTGAGGAAGCTGCTACCGCTGATCAGG